ATGGAAACCAACCCGCCAGAATATAAAACGCCCGGGCAACTCATAGAGGGGCTACTGGCCGCTCGGGGTTGGACGAAGCGCACCTTGGCTGTCGTGTTGGGAGTTGACGAGTCAACGGTCAACAGATGGACCGCTGACAAGCAGGCGATCAATGCTTCCATTGCGTTGTCTCTAGAAGACGTGCTGGACGCCCCGGCAGAGCGGTTCTTAGAGCTGCAGCGTGAGTTTGATCTCGCCAAAGCGCGCTTTGCTCACCGCCCGGATCCGGGCCGAAAGAACAGGCTCCATTTGTTCGGAGGCCTGCCCATTTCAGAAATGATCAAGCGGGGGTGGATCGCTGCTGAGGACATTCGCGATGTCCCGGCGGTTGAACGCGGCCTTACCAAGTTTTTTGGCGTCGCTAAGCCCGACGAGATAGAAATACTCCCGCATGCGGCAAAGAAGACGATGGTCGCATCGGAGCCGACCCCGACACAGCTTGCATGGCTCTACCGTGTAAAAACGATAGCGAGCGAGATGTTGGTGCCCAAGTATTCTCCCGAGGCACTTGATCGAGCAATAAAGGCACTCAAGGTGCTGACGGAGGCACCGGAAGAGGCTCGCAAGGTTTCGCGCATCTTGGCCGATTGCGGTATCAGATTCGTGATCGTTGAATCATTGCCCAGCGCCAAAATAGATGGTGTTTGTTTCTGGTTAGATGACAACTCACCAGTTATCGGTCTTTCGCTTCGTCACGATCGTATAGACAACTTTTGGTTTGTCCTTCGGCATGAGCTTGAACACGTTCGTCAGGGCCATGGTAAATCAGCGATGATCCTAGACACAGAGTTAGAAGGCGCACGCGCAGGAACTGGAGAGGCTATTTCGGAAGAAGAACGAGTAGCTAATGATGCAGCATCGAATTTCTGTATCCCGGCTGCTCAAATGGACGCCTTTATTGCACGTAAATCTCCATTTTTCTCCGAGCGCGACATGATTGGTTTTGCCCGCACACTAAAAGTCCATCCCGGATTGGTCGCGGGCCAGCTACAGCATCGAACACAGCGCTATGACCGATTTCGCCAACACTTAGCGCCCATTCGAACGCACGTCATTTCCGGCGCGGCGGTGGACGGGTGGGGCAATATTTATCCTGTAGACGACTGAGGCATTAACATGACCAGGATTATCGAGCGGCAAAAATTCATTCGCTACTGGATGGAGCAAACTGGCGAGGCGGAGATCGACATGCGTGCCGTCGCGGAGTTCGCCATCAAAATGGGGTGGAAGCCCCCGCCGCCGGTGGACCCAGTGGATGCCTTGGCGAAGACCTTCAAGGATGCGGCGCGCCAAGACATTCGGAAGGACCGAAAGACTGGCCGACCGTATCGGGGTTATCATGCATTCCCCAAGGCGGCAGCCGACGGTCAGATGACATTTTCTTATGTGGACATCGACGACCCGAAAACTAAGCCGGAGCACTTTCAGAAAGCCTGTGTGTTGCGGCGTGAGCAGATGGTCGACGATGGCGTTCAGCTGACATTCGACATGGATCATTGGAACAGTCTTCGCCCAGCGGAACAGCACGTTGATCTGCCTATGGACTTGCAGCCGGATATCGAATGGCGTCGGGCGGCTCGCGACGACACAGACGAAGCCGCGTGATATCTGCCCGCTCAAGGTAGAATACCTTTAAAAGCGCACTTCAACGGAAGATTTGCAATGCTGGAACATGGCCCTCTCTCGCCCGATCACATCGAGATACTCCAATCAGCTGCTGCTGGACCTATCACGAGGACGCCTTCGACCTCGATACAGGAGGCAAACCTTTATCAATTCCTGTGTGACGCCGGGTTCCTCACCTGCGAGCGAACGTATGTAGACGCAGACCCGATGAAGAGTCGGTATCGTTATACGCGGACATCCAAACCTGTTAGTTAGTCGCTTTTACCGCGCTTGCTGAAACGCACGGCCTCGACGCCGATCATCTCGTTCAATTCGAGGAAGACCGACTGCAACGGCTGGATTTCCAGTTCAAAGAAGGCGTCGGTCGCCTTCGTCACATCCCCGAAGCCGCCGGCGTTCGCCGGCACGATACCCAGCAGCTGGGGCGGCACCCGATGCGCGGCCAGGATGTCGTCGCGCGTCGTGTTTTTGATCCCCAGAAACTCGTCCTTCGCGCCAGCCTCCGCGATCGGCAGCAGCTTGACGCCGTTTTCCTTGCCGGCGGGTGCATGCAGCAGCAGATTGCGGAAATTGCCCGGTCCCTTCGACCGCTCCAGCGCTTTGCGCATGGCGCCCACGTCGCCATCGGCAAATTGCCCCATCAGATAGAGGATATAGCCCGCGTGGCTCCCATTCTCATAATAGCGACGTCGGAACAGCGTGGCGTTCTCGTTGAGCAAAGCCGATTGGATCGCCGGCACATATTCCGGCACCCCATAGAGTTCCTGGTTGACGTCTTCGGCCATCAGCTGATGCACGGTCCCCGGCGCGAACTCGCTTTCCGGCTGATGCCCAGGCACCCAATAGAAGCGGCCTTCCTCGACACCGCGCCGCGTATATTTCGCCAGGCAATGGTCGAGGCGCATCGTGCGCCCAAGCCGGTTCGGGATTTCCTGCACATAGCCGTTGCCCAGCACCAGATAGTCCTGCGCCAGGGCGCGGAAATCGCGCCGCGACAGGAACGGCGTGGGAATGAAGCTGGCCGCCAGCATGTTCTTTTTCAGCATGATCGCGCTGCTGTGATGCGGCGACGCGCGCAACGTTCGCGACAGCCCGTCCATGGAAATCGGCGGCTCATACCAGCGGCCATTGTGCCAGCATTCCAGCAGATCGAGCAGGGTCGCCCGGTTGACCGGCTCCGGCTCCCCGAAGGTGAAGGCCTCGATCGTCGGGCTGTTGCCATTGGTCGCGACGATCGCGCCCTTCGACGCCTCGGCCACTTCCCTGCGGTTCATGCGGCGCGCGCGCTTGCTCATTCGAATAGCTCCAATCTGGCTGTCGGCGTTTCCTTGCCGTCCAGCGGTTCGTTCATGAGGATGTGCATGGTCGCCCAGGCCAGATCGGCATGGCCGTCATCGCCGCCGCGCCCTGCCTTGAAGGTGATGTTGCGCCCGCTGGTCGTCAGGGTCTTCTTGATCGAGACGAAGGCCGACACGATGTCGAGCATGCCGGCGTCGAACGCGATGCGGCCACGGCGCACGACATTCTGCGCTTTCATGATCATGTGCTGTTTCAGTTCCAGCGAATATTCGATCTTGGCGACGACACCGCCAGGCAGCGCATCCGGCTTGGCCATGATCTGATAGACGCCGGCGCCCACGCCCCGCGCATCAATGCCCAGATAGGTGCAGTTGTAGCGCTTCAGCATCGCCTTGATGAAATCGGCCTGCTGCTCGAAATCCAGGCCGCGCAGCTGGTGGCGCTCTAGGATGCGGAATGACCCGCCTTCGCTCGCCGGCGGCGCCGCGATGACCAGGGCGGCATTGTCCCCGTCCTCGCTCTCCTGCGGATCATAGCCGGCCCACACAGGCCGGTTGCCGAAGGGGCGGGCGCTTTCCGGGTTGAAGTCGGTCCAGTCGACCAGGCTATCGCAGCCGCAGCGGATCAGATCGTTGAATTTGAAGGCGGACTGGCTGTCATCCACGAAGTCGCAAAGGAACAGGTTGGCGAATTCGTCGGGCGCATATTCGTCTTCCAGTTCCTCGATATCGAACAGGTCGCACCCGCCCGCCTCGGCGTCGCGGATGTTGACGATGTGCCGCCAGATGCGATCCGGCCCGACGCTGCCCAGCGCCAGCGCGGCATGGCTGACGTCGATCTTGATCTGCTCGGACTTCTTGCGCCGCCGGTTGCGGCGGTCGCCCGTCCAATAGGGATAGGCCGGATGCGCGACGGTCGATGGCGTTGAGAAATAGGTTTTCCGCCACTTCTTATGGGTCGCCATGCCCGAAGCGACCTTGTTCAATTCCTCGAACGAATGGACCCAGAAGAATTCGTCAAAATAGAAATTGCCGTGCCGGCCCTGGGCGGTGCGGAAATTGGTCCCCAGGAAGTGCAGTTCGGCCGCTGCTTCCTCCGCTGGACGTAGGTCCGACGTGATCAGCATCGGGTCGCCGGTCAGCGCGACGCCGACCAGCTTCGCGAAGCTGACAATATAGGACCGGAACTGGTGCGCCTGCGCCTTCGATGCGGATAGGAAAATCTGGTTCCGTCCCGTTTCGATCGCGTCGATCAGGGCTTCGAACGCAAAATAATAGGTCGCGCCGATCTGGCGCGACTTCAGGATCATGCGGGTGCGCTGATCCTTCGCCTGCCACCAGCGATGCTGATAATCATACAGGCCGTCGAGGAAGATGCGCTTCAGTTCGGCCGCCTGGTCGGCGGTGAAATGGTTCTTCTTCGGCTTCTTGCGCGGTCCCGCGTTCCGGTTGCCGACCTTGTCGTTCAGATCGCCGGCATGGCCGCCGGGTGCCTCATAGCGACGGACGCGGGCGAGCGCTTCGACCTGCCGGGTCAGCGCATCCATTTCGACCAGGTCGCCGGGGGTCTTCCTCTCCTTCGAAATCAGCGTCATCAGCCGGATTTCGAGGCAGTCCTCTATCTTGCGGATCGACGGCGCATCATCCCAGCGATCGCGTTGCTTCCACGCCTCGATTGTCGCGCGCGGGATCGCCTTGCCCTGGTCGTTGACGATGCCATGCAGCGCGAATTCATCCGCGATCTGCGTCACTCCCCAGCCCTTCCAATACAGGCTGCGCGCATGCCGACGCGGATCGAACTGCCAAAAGGCAGACGGTGCGCCGGGCTGGGGGGATTGCGTGGTCATCGCGGCGGACCATGCCGCGCCGCTAAGCCACTGATCATGCCCGTCCATTTGTAGAGGCGGCCTCTACAAATGCTCAGTCTTGAGGATCAGGCCCCGGAACGCCCTTTCTGCTGCCAGCAAACGCACCAGCGCGCCGCCACGCAAGCAAGGAACCGGAACCGACCATGGCAAAGAGCAAATTTTTCCGCGTCTTCGTCGAGGGCTTCACCGCCAGCGATGGCCGCAAGATCGAGGCCGCGTGGATTGACGATATCGTCGCCACCTTCAACGCCGCCACCTATACGCCGCGCATCAATTGCGAGCATATCAAGGGCTTCAGCCCGGAACCGCCCTTCAACGCCTATGGCAGCGTGACGGCGGTCAAGGCCCAGACCGACGAACTGGAAATCGACGGGCAGAAGGTCCGGTGCCGCGCCCTTTATGCGCAGGTCGAGCCGAACGACCAGCTGCTGAAGATCAACAAGGCCGGCCAGAAAATCTTCACGTCGGTCGAGATTAGCCCCGACTTCGCCGGCACCGGCAAGGTCGGCCTGGTCGGCCTGGCCGTCACGGACAATCCCGCTTCGCTCGGCACCGAAGCCCTGTCCTTCTCTGGCCTCAAGCCCATGTTCGACGCCCGCAAGGTGCATCCCGACAATCTGTTCTCCGCCTCCATCGAAACCACGATCGTCATGGAGCCGGAAGGCGCAGACAATGGCAGCGTGGCCGATGCCATCAAGGCCGGCTTCGCCAGCATTGCCACCATGTTCAGCCGCTCGGAAACCGAAAAGCCGAAGGAAGAACCCAAGCCCAAGCCGGCGAACGACAACGGCTTCGACATCGCCGCGTTCAGCGCCGCCCTGGGCGAGCAGGTGGCCGCCGCCGTCAAGCCCGCCCTGGACGCGGCGAACGCTGCCAACGCCGCCGTCGCGGACCTCACCACTAAGCTGGAAAACACCGAACAGCAGGGCTTTTCGCGTCAACCGGCCAGCGGCGGCGGCAATGCGTCCTTTCTGACCGACTGCTGATCCTCCCTCCCGCGCCCTCCCTCCTGCTGCCTTCCTCCATCGGAGATACCGGACATGCTCACCTCTACCCGCCTGCTCGTTCATGCCTTCGTCGCCCAGGTGGCGAAGCTGAACGGACTTCCCTCCGGCCTTACCGCAACCCCCGGCCAGCTGGCCGAATTCAACGTCGCGCCGGTCATCGAACAGAAACTTCAGGCCAAGCTGCGCGAGGTCAGCGACTTCATGTCGCGGGTCAATGTCGTGCCTGTCGTCAACCAGCAGGGCGGCCGCGTGGGCGTGGGCGTCAATCGGTCGCTGGCGAGCCGCACCAACCGCGCCGCCGGCAACAAGCGCAGCCCGCAGGATATCACCGGGTCGGATCAGATCGACCAGTATCTCTGCAAGAAAACCGACTATGACTATGCCTGGTCGTATGAACTGCTCGATGCCTGGTCGCATCAGCCGGAATTCCAGCAGCTGATGCGCGACGCGGTGCTCGCACAGAAGGCCGAAGACGTCATGTGCATCGGCTTCAACGGCGTGGACGCGGCGGTGGAAACCGACCGCGAGGAATTCCCGCTGTTGCAGGACGTCAATTATGGCTGGCTGCACAAGATCCGCACCTATGCGCCGGCGCGCGTCATGGCGCACGGCACCAAGGATGCCCTGAAAATCTACGTCTCCGAAACCGGCACGGCGGACTATGTCAATCTCGACGCCCTGGTCTTCGACGCGATCCAGAACCTCATCCACGAACGCTACCGCACCGCGACCGACCTGGTCGTCATGGTCGGCAGCGACCTGGTCCATGAGAAGTATTTCAAGATCGTCTCGGAAGCCGGCGACAAGGCGACCGAGCAGGTCGCGCGCGACGTGATCCTGTCGAGCCGCCAGCTGGGCGGCAAGCCCACCGTCCAGGTGCCCTTCTTCCCAGCGGGCAGCATCCTCATCACCAGCTTCAAGAACCTGTCCTATTACTGGCAGATCGGCACCGCCCGTCGCGCCATCCAGGACAATCCGTCGCTGGATCAGATCGATAATTTCGAAAGCATCAACGACGCTTTCATGGTCGAAGAGTATGGCAAGGCCGCCCTGCTCGAAAACATCCAGCTTGGGCCGAAGGTCTGATCCTTCGGCTCCCGCCCGCCCTCATCGAGCAGGAACAACATTATGACACCAGCACGTGCCCATCGGGAACGTATGGCCGCCCTCGCTGCCGCCGCCGTTGACCCGAAACAGGTTGTCTCCTCCGCTGAGGGCGGGCAACCCGCTCCCGCGCCAAATCCTGGCATCGTGGATCGCACCCCGGCCATGATCCACCGCGAGCAGATCGCCGCGACGGCCATCGTCACCGCACCCGAAACGGCGACGTCGGCCGAAGACCGCACCGCCGCCCAGATCGTGCTGCGCCTGACCCATGACCTTCGCGACCTGAAGGAAATCAAGGGCGTCGATGCCAAGGTGGCCGCCAAGCGCCGGATGCTGCCCGAATATCAGGCATGGATCGACGCTATACTGGCGGCCGATGCCGGCGCGGGCGACGGCCTCATCGGTGAGGTCGTGCCGACCTGCATGGTCTGGCTGATCGATACCGGCGACTTTGCCGCCGCGCTCAACCTGGTGCCCTTCCTGCTGAAGCACAAAGTCGCCATGCCGGCGCGCTACAAGCGCGACGTCGCGACGGTCGTGGTCGATGAAATCACCGCCGCCGCGCAGACTGTCCAGGCGCTGGGCGAAGCCTTCCCGGCGGACATCCTCGCCCGCGTCGCGGACCTGGTCGACGGCGTCGACATGCACAATGAGGTCCGCGCCAAGCTGCTGAAGGCCATCGGCGTCGAGCAGCTGCGCGCAGCGGAGGACATGGACGCGAACGAAAGCCGCGCCCCGCTCGAAACCGCGCTGGCGACGCTGAAGGAAGCCCATCGCCTCTGGAACCGCGTCGGCGTCCTCGATCGCGTCAAGCGCGCGGAAAAGCTGCTGAAGGCGCTCCCGACCATCACCGAACCGAACAACGAACAGGGCGGCCAGCAGGCCGCCTGACAGGCTCGCCCCCGGCGCTCGGGGCGGATCGCGCGAGGCGGGAGGTTTTTTAAACCGTAGGGCCGCCCTCTGCCCCGATCCCCACCCCCGTAAGCCGGCGGCCCGGAAATCGGAGGCACCATGACCATCGCCGTAGCCCTTTGGCTCATTTTCAAATCGATCCTTCTTGTCGTCGCCGCGCTGTTCTTTGCCGCGATGGCGCTGGGCAGCTGCATCGGCGGGGTTCTCGCCTCCGATGACGATGCGCCTCGCTGGCTCTGCCCGATCCTCCTGACCGTCGCGCTGCTGATGACGGGCGCATGTATCGTCTCCATGGGCGGCCTCGCGAAGCTGGTCGTCTTCGCATGAGCTTCGTCGCGCGTCCTCCCGCTTCGGAAATCGAGCAGCCGCCGGCGCCGGAAACGGTCGTCGTGAATGACGGCTTCTTTCCCGACGTCGATCCGGCGTCGGTGCGGGACGTCGCGCGCATCCCGACCAGCATCACGCCCGCCCGTCTGCGCGCCGCGATCCTGGGCGGCATCATGTCGGCGGAAATCGACCTGCGCCAATTCGCCGCGGATTGTCGCGCCGCCGGCTATGCCAAGCTGGCCGATGTTCCCGCGCCCCAGCTGGACGGGCAGAGCGTGCAGCTGATCCGCTATCAGCGCGCCGTCGCCCTATTCGCCAAGGCCGAACTGATCGAGCGCCACCGCGATTTCGACACGACGTCCGCCGGCGGCAACCAGGCCGACGAACTCACCCCGTCGATCGATGAACTGCGCCGCGATGCCATCCACGCGATCCGCGACATGCTGGGTCAGCTGCGCACCGGCGTTTGGCTGATCTGATGGCCGCTGCGCTGCGCCTCGTTGCTCGTCAGGGCGACAAGCTGGACCAGCTGCTGTTCCGCGACGCGGGCCTTGGCCCGAACGAACTGACGCGCGTCCTCGACGCCAATCCGGGCCTTGCCGACCTCGGCTCCATCCTCCCGCTCGGCACCGTCGTCATCGTGCCGGCCACCGCCACCACCGAAGCCAGCGCGACCCGCGTGCGGCCCCTCGTTCAACTCTGGGACTGATCCATGGACCTGCGCACCCTTCTTCAATCGGCCCCTGATTTCATCGGATCGCTGGCGCCCTCGCTGATCGGATCGGGCGTCGCCCAGGTCTGGAAACCGGGCCTGTCCTGGCGCCAGCGCTTCGTCCAGTGGATCGTCGGGTCAACGGTCAGCTTCTACGCGACCCAGGCCATCATCGAATTCACCGGCTGGAATGAATTCATCGCGCAGTCGATCGGCTTCGGCATCGCCCTGATCGCGTTCGACGCCACGCCCCGCCTGATCGCCGCGACGTCCGACGCCCTTGCCCGCATCCCCGCCGACCTGGCTGACCGCTTCACCAAAAAGAGGCCCTAAAACGCATGCGCATCATCAACCGCATCAACATCCATTGCACCGCGACCCGCGCGGGCCGTGCCTACACCGTCGAGGATATCGACCGCGATCATAAGGCGCGGGGCTTCGGTGCCGGCGCGTCGCGCCCCTGCGGCTATCACTATGTCATCTATGCCGATGGCACCGTGCATAAGGGCCGCCGCGAAGACGAAATTGGCGCCAATGCCGCCGGCTATAACAGCAACTCAATCGGTATCGTCTATGTCGGCGGCCTCGACGCCGCCGGCAAGCCGCTGGACACCCGCACCCCGGCGCAGAAAGCCGCCCTGGCTGCGCTGGTCCGCGATGTCGCTGGTCGCCATAAGGTGCCGCCCTCGCGCATCCTGGGTCATCGCGACCTGTCGCCCGACAAAAACGGCAATGGCAGGGTCGATCCGTTCGAATGGACCAAGCAATGCCCATGCTTCGACGTCCAGCCCGAAGTCGCGGGCTGGCTGAACGGGGGCTGATCCCATGGGCAAGCTGACCGCGATCCTGAAAACCGCGTGGGGGCTGCTGACCGGTTCCCGCGAAACCGTCCTGCTGATCGCCATCGCGGGCGCGGCGGCGGCGCTCTATGCCTGGGGCGCCACCGCGCGGAAGGATCGCGATCAGCTTCAGGCCTGGGCGGAAAAGGCCTGCCTCTCCGCCGGCGCCACCTTCCCCGGCGCCGGCAAGAAGGTCGATGCCTGCACCCAGCGCATTGCCGACCTGGCCGCCTTCGAACGCCGGACGCAGGCCGCCACCAACACCATCCTTGCGGGCGCTGTCGAGCGCCAGGCCACGAAATCGGCCGCCGACACCGCCCTTGCCCGAACCCAAGCCGCGCGCCGCACCGATGCCGCCGCGCAGATGGAGAAAGCCAATGCCCAGATTGCCCCGGATGATCGCGTTGGGCCTGATTGGTTCGATAGCCTCAATCGCGTTGCAGGGCTGCGCCCACCAGGCCGTTGAGCGCCCCGCGCCGCCCGTCGTCGCGATCGAGGTCAAGGACACGCCGCCGGCGGACCTGCTGACCTGCCCAGTCGCGCCGGCGGGCTTCCCCAAGGACGCCCAGGCCGAAATCCCGCCCGCTGTCCGCGTCGTCGTCATCGACATCGCCAAGGCGCTTGCCTCGACGCGCGACCAGCTGGTGCGCCTGGTGCGCTGGCATAGCCCCGGCGCATGCGAGGATGCTGGCTGATGCGCAAGGCCGATAGCTTGCGGCGCTGGCTGACCGCTTTCCTGCCCGAATTGGCAACCCATGCTGACCGCCTTCAGATCTATATCGAGGGCGGTCAGATCATGACGCGCAAGTCCGCGACCCTGTCTTTCGTCTATGGCTACACGCTGAAGGCTCTGTTCACCGATTTTGCTGGCGACAGCGACCGCCTGATGGTGCCGGTGCTGGCATGGATCGAAAAGGAACAGCCCAGCTTGCTCATGAGCAGCGACAGCCAGCCCTTTTCCTTCGAAGCCGAACTGCTCGATGGCGATCTGTCCGACGTCGAACTGTCGATCGACCTAACCGAAACCGTCCTGGTCATCCCGCGCGCTGATGGCAGCGGCTATGACATCACGCATCCGGAAGAACCGAATTACGACCAGTTCGCCGGCGTGACAGCGTCCTTCCTTCAGGGCTTCGGCAATGTCGAACTGCTGGTGCAGACGGATGATCCCGAAGCCGTCCTGACCCCGGCGGTGCCGCCGGCGATATGAGCGACGACCTGGCCGAAATCGAACGGATCGCGGGAAGCCTGCTGCGTGGCCTATCGTCGGGCCAGCGCCGCGCCCTCATGCGCCGCATGGCCCGCGCACTGGCGATCAGCCAGCGCGAGCGCATCACCGCCCAGCGCCAGCCCGACGGCTCGCCCTTCGAAGCGCGCAAGAAGAAGGAACCGCCGGTGTCGGGCCGTGGCGCGGCCTGTTTCCTTTATCCCGCCGGCGGCGGCGGTGCGCCGCGCCGCGTCATCATGAAAAGCTTCACCTGGGGCAATGGCCAGATGATGACCGGTTTCGATATCGAGGCGGGCGCGATCCGCTCCTTCGAATTCGCAAAGGTCGTCAAATGGCTCCCGGTCCCCGAAGAATATCGCAACGCCGGCGGCGGCAAGCTGCGCCGGCGCGGCGGCCTGCGGCGCAAGGCCATGTTCCGCCGCCTCGCCAGTTCGCGGTTCATGAAGACGGGCACGGACGACCAGGGCTTTTGGGTTGGCTTTTCCGGCAAGGTCTCGCAGATCGCCGGCGTCCACCAATACGGCCTGCGCGACAAGCCATCGCTGCGCGCGAAGGCCGTCCCCTATCCCCAGCGCGAATTGCTGGGCGCAACGCCGGCAGATCGGGAACGGCTTCTCGATTTGCTATTTTCGCACATCAGCGACGGCTGAAAGCTACCATTCCACCATGGGCTTGAAATAGCGCTGATAGTCTGAGGCGGGTATTTTGCGAGCAGCGATGTCGAGTGCCGTTCGATGCTGCATATACCATTCGGACCCAGCCTCTTGATCGGCTTCCTGTTCTCTCATCGCCATTCGGAATTGCGCTTGAACAATCAACCACCGTTGGTCCCGCACGTCTTCCTGAAAAGCGTAGATCGTGTCGAATGTATGATGAAATCTGGGGGTTCGTTGCTGCCAACCGCCTTCACTGAGCGCAGGCAACAGGTAATGCCCTTGCGCCATTATGGTTTGTTCGCCGCTCTCGCCTGTTTCCATAATTGTTTGATTTGAAACATGCCCATGCGCAATCTCGTTGCGGGTAGGGGCGAGTTTATCCAGACGGTTGAGCGCACTAACGATATCAGATCGCTCATCATCCAACATGCGGTGACCATAGCTGTCGATCGCTTGCCTAATCATCGAAACACGCACTTTCCGGGGCGCCTGGACATAGGCAATGCTCGCCACCGGCTCCACCTCTCCACACAGGGTTTTGAAGAGGTCCATCAACGCATCTTCTGAGGCCTCCCAAAAGGAAAGTGCTGATCCCACAGCGGCATAGAGGGTCAAGGCGTCTTCATCGCCCTGAGCGGGCATCACCTTCGGTGCTTTTGCCATTATCTTTCCTTCAACGCTCATCTCAGCGCCTTTCAGCCGCATTTGTAGAGGCCGCCTCTACAAATGGAAGGCATAGCGCGCGCTATGACCCCCGCCCGACATGGGCGCCATGGCCGATGCAACCTATACCGCCGTTGATCTGTCGCGCCTCCCCGCGCCGGATATTATCGAGGCTCTCGATTTCAATACGATCGAGGCCGACGCCGTCGCACGCATGGTCGCGCTCATGCCTGAGTTCGAAAGCCGCGACAGCGATCCGGCGACCAAGCTGTTGCAGGTCGTTTCCTACATCGTCCAGCTGGTCCGCCAGCGCGTAAACGATGCCTGTCGCGCCGTCATGCCGGCCTATGCCGCGGGCGCCGACCTCGACAATATCGCGGCGCTGTTCGGCATCACCCGCCTGACGATCACGCCGGCGGATATCGTGCTGGGCATTCCGGCGGTGATGGAAAGCGACGCGGATTTCCGCCGACGCATGGTCCTGGCGCCCGAAGGCTATTCGGTCGCGGGACCGGAGGGCGCCTATATCTTCCATGCCCTGTCGGCCGATGCTGATGTGCTGGACGCCAGCGCCACCAGTCCCGACCCCGGCGAAGTGCTGGTTTCGATCCTCTCCCGCACCGGCTCAGGCGCCGCCTCGCCGGAACTGATCGCGACGATTTCGGCCTATGTGTCGGACGAAACGCGGCGCCCCCTGACCGACTTCGTCACCGTCCAATCCGCTGAAATCGTGAACTATGCCGTCATCGCCACACTGACCACTTTCAGCGGTCCCGATGGCGGCGTGGTGCTGGCCGCCGCCCAAGCAAGCCTTGATGCCTATGTCGAGTCCAGCCACCGCCTCGGCCGTGACATCACCCGCTCGGCCCTGTTCGCGGCTCTCCATGTCGAGGGCGTCCAGAATGTCGTCCTGACCTCGCCGGCGGCCGACATCGTCATTTCGCGCACCCAGGCGCCCTACTGCACCGGCACGACCGTCAACTATGCGGGGACGGGCGAATGACCTATCCGTCGCTGCTGCCTCCCGGCTCGACCGCGCTGGAAAAGGCGCTGGAACAAGTCGCAGCTGGTCTGCTCGATATCCCGACGCCCATCCGCTCCGTCTGGTCGCCCGACAACTGCCCCACCGGCCTGCTGCCCTGGCTTGCCTGGGGGCTGTCGCTCGATAACTGGTCGTCCGATTGGACCGAAGGCATCAAGCGCGAGCGCGTGCGCAAGGCGATCCCCATCGCGCGACAGAAGGGCACCGCCGCGTCTGTCCGCGCCGTTGTTCAGAGTTTCGGCGGATCGGTCGCAATCCGCGAGTGGTGGCAGATGGAGCCGAAGGGCGATCCGCACACCTTCAACCTGGTCCTGAACCTCGATCAGAACGGCGCGCCGGCATCGGCCGCCTTTGTCGACCAGGTTATTGCCGAAGTCGGCCGCGCCAAGCCGGTGCGCAGCCATTTCACTTTCACCCAGGGCATCACCGCCAAGGCCAGCGTTGGCCTGATCGCGGCTGTTCGCCCGACCATTTACGCCCGCTTGTCCTGCACGGCGCCGGCGGCCTGACCGGAGGAACCATGGCCCTCATCGCAATCGTCACCAATGCTGGCCGCGCCGCCCTGGTAAATGCCAGCAACACCGGAACTGCGCCTGTCACCATCTCGCAGGTCGGCCTGACCGCAACCGCCGTTGTTCCCGGTGCGGGCATCACGGCGCTGCCTGGCGAATATAAGCGCGTCGCCACGATCTCCGGTGATGTCGTTGCCGACGATACAATCCACCTGATCGTTCGGGACGAGAGCACGGACGTTTTCACGGTCCGCAGCTTCGCGCTCTATCTGGCCGATGGCACCTTGTTCGCTGTTTACGGGCAGGCGGGCGTGATCTTGGAAAAGTCCGCGCAAGCCATGATGCTGCTGGCGATCGATGTCCAGTTCGCAGACGTGGCCGCGAACCTGCTTACCTTTGGCGACGCCAATTTCCTCAACCCGCCCGCGACCACCAGCATCCAGGGCGTTGTCGAACTGTCGACCGAAGAGGAGGCTACCACCGGCGTCGATACCGTTCGGGCTGTCACGCCCAAGGGGATGAAAACCGCCGTCACCAGTTGGATCAACGGCCGCTTTGGCGATGGCGCGCCGTCTGATTTCGTCAAAGGGCTGCTGACTGCCGCCAGCGCCGTTGCAATGCGGCTTGCGCTGGGCCTCAAGAGCGCCGCCCTGAAGGATGAGGGCGCCGGCAATGGCCTCGACGCGGACCTGTTGGATGGACAGCACGGGGCCTATTATTCGAACATCCCCGCTCGCCTCGGCTATACCCCGTGGGGACCGTCAAACGATGGCGCCGGATCGGGCCTTGATGCCGATCTGCTCGATGGTCAGGACAGCAGCTACTACACGAATATAGCAGGGCGGCTTGGTTACACGCCTGCTAACAAAGCGGGCGACACGTTCACCGGAAACGTGATCGCGCCGAACGTCCTCACCGGGCAGTTGCTACTGCCCGCTTCGGGCGCCAATCAGGCCATTGCTTATCTGCACGAGACCGGCGGGCTAACTTTCTCTTGGAACCGGCAGTCCGCGGGCAACGAAAAATTCCTGTCGCTCTGGGCTTCCGGTAGCATCACTTACAACGGATCCAGCCTTTGGCATGCGGGGAATGACGGCGCGGGCTCTGGACTGGACGCCGATCTGCTCGATGGTCAGGACAGCAGCTATTTCACGAACATCCCGGGCCGCCTTGGCTATACGCCCGTAAATAGGGCGGGCGACACCATGTCCGGCGTATTGGGTGTTACCGACGGCGCTGGAATGTCCAGACTGTGGCCTAATGGCGATAGCACACTGTATCGGACCGGCGGGGTGTCAGGGTGCCTCTATCTCAATGCCGCCAATAGCCGCTACCTGTTCAACAATGGCAGTGCTTATGAGTTGGCCGGCCAGCAGCTTTATGTGAATGGGTCCGTTTCTTGGAACGCGGGCAATGACGGCGCTGGGTCCGGTCTCGATGCCGATCTTCTCGATGGTCAAGACGGCAGCTATTACACGAATATTCCTGGCCGCTTGGGCTATACGCCAGCGAACAGAGCGGGGGAGTCTTTTCTAGGCTCAATAAGCGTCGTGGCTGGGAGTGCTATAAGCGTAAACAGCAACATCAGCTATGGCGGCATTATTTTGGCTAGTGGCGACGCGACACATACGGGGTCGGTCCAGTTTTACCAGCCTAACGGAACGCGGCTTGGTTACATCGGATATGCAACGCCCGGCCTGCATATGAACTATGTCTGCGAGAACACCGCAGGCCATTCCTTCCTTGGCGGAATGCTTTATCGGGCCGGCTCATTGGTGTGGGACGCTGGCAACGACGGAGCAGGCTCTGGTTTGGATGCCGATCTGCTCGACGGCTATCAGGGCAGCGACTTGGCCAAATATAGCGATTTCGCCAACAACCTGTCCGCTGCCGGTTATCAGAAGCTGCCCGGCGGCCTGATCTTGCAATGGTGTACCACCGCGACGCAGCAAAATGTCGAAACGACGACTACGGCCACTTTCCCGCTCCAGTTCCCAAACGCCGTGCTGGACGTCCAGCTGACTACCCGCGTCGATATCGCCAGCGTCGAAGCAGATACTTGGTATCAGCTGGTGGGCGACCCTTCATTGAGCGGCTGCACCGTCATGCGCGCGCGCTCGGATAATGACGCAGACCGCCCCTCCTACTGCCGCATCTTCGCCCTTGGTCGATAAGGAAGACTTCATGCCGCTCTATTTCAGCCCAGCCCATGCCGCCTTCTACGACGATGGTTTTCATTCGATCATTCCTGCTGACGCTCTGGAGATCAGCCAAGCGCGCCACGCCGAATTAATGGAGGAGCAGGGCGCGGGCCGCATCATCGCCGCCGGACCCGATGGCCTTCCGATCACGCTCGATCCGCCCGCCCCATCGACTGACCATCTGCTGGCGTGGATGCGCAGGCGGCGGAATCGCCTCTTGGCCGAATGTGATCATACGCAGATGCCCGACGTGACCCTGTCGGAAGCCCGGCGCGAAGCGTGGCGCGAGTATCGGCAGGCTCTCCGCGATCTGCCCGAAACGACCACTGACCTCACGGCCATCGAATGGCCGGTGCCTCCAGCCTGAAAGGACCATCCATGACTGACCTCAAATACAAGATCGGCGCGTTCAACAGCGGAAACCGGACGGTGCCCGTCACCTTCACCAGCGGCGACATCAGCCACGAACGAACCGTCAACGCGGTGCTGAAGGATGACGGCAGCTATGATCGCACCGGCACCAAGGCTCGCGTCGAGGAAGTGGCGCGCGGCGTCGCTCACAAGATCGGCCTTGGCGTCATCACCGTGCCGCCGCTGGAACCGGAAATGCCCACACCTGTCGAAAACCCGACCGAAGCCAGCTAACCAGCAATCGCCTGCATTTGTAGAGGCGGCCTCTACAAATGCGCGCCCGCGAAACGCATGAAGGTGCGCGCCATGGTCCGCCCATGGCGCAATCCCAAGATCACGAACAGCTGACCGGGCAGGTCATCCAGCTAGGCACCATCGCATCGGTCGATCACGCCAACGCCACCTGCACCGTCGAAACCGGCGACATCACCACCGGCGACCTGCCATGGATCGCCCAACGCGCCGGCGGCGTCCGCACTTGGTCGCCGCCGACTGTCGGGGAACAGTGCGTCATCCTTTCCCCCGAAGGCGATATGGAAAGCGCCTTTGTCGTGCTGGGCCTCTATTCCGATGCCTGCCCGCCGCCGTCCACCAATCCCGAAATCGTCCATCTGGAATTCGCGGACGGCGCGGTCATTGCCTATGACCAGGCGGCGCACGACCTCGCCGTCACGCTGCCCGAAGGCGGCACGGCGACAATCGACGCACCTGGCGGCGTCACCATCACCGGGGACGTGACGATTATCGGCGATGTCGGCGTTGTCGGCACCGTCACGGCGTCCGAAGACGTCCTGGGCGGCGGCAAGAGCCTCAAGGCCCACAAGCATAGCGGCGTCCAGGCCGGCGGCGCTCAGTCGGGGGCGCCCGTCTGATGGCCGGTATGGCGCGGATCAGCGGGGCGGTTCTCGATGGCCTCGATCATATCAGGCAATCGGTGGCCGACATTCTCGGAACGCCGATGGGATCGCGCGTCGGTCGCCGGGAATATGGCTCCCTGCTGCTCCAACTGATCGACCAGCCCATGACGCCGGCGAACATCCTGCGCCTCTACGCGGCGACCGCCGTTGCCCTGTCGCGCTGGGAAAACCGTATTCGGCTGCGCCGTGTCGGCCTGGTGACGGGCGAGCGTCCCGGCTCCGCCACCATCACGATCGATGCGACCCGCACCGACACCAGCGCCACCAACGCCCTCGTCCGCCTCTCCATCCCCCTCTCTGTCTAGCCAAGGAGCCGATCATGGCCTTCAAACATGGGATCACGCTTACTGAAATCAGCGAGGGCGCCCGCACCCTCACCGCCGTTTCGACGGCTATCATCGGCCTGGTCGCGACTTCGGCCGACGCCGATGCCGCCGCTTTCCCCCTGGATTGTCCCGTCCGCATCACCGATATCGAAGCGGCGATCGGCAAGGCCGGCGTCGATGGCACCCTTGCCATTGCTCTGCGCGCCATTGCGGACCAGGCGCGCCCCGTCGTCGTGGTCATCCGCGTCGAGGAAGGCGCGGACGCAGCCGAAACCGCCGCCAACGTCATCGGCACGACCGACGCCAATGGGCAGAAGACGGGCATGCAGGCGCTGCTGGCGGCGCAGGCGCAGCTGGGCGTTAAGCCCAAGATCATCGGCGCCCCCGGCCTCGAAACCCAGGCGGTCATTGCCGCCCTGGTTGTCGTCGCTCAGAAGCTGCGCGGCTTCGCCTATGCCCGTCTGGTCGGTGAGACGACGGCCGACGCGATCCTGTTCCGCGCTAATTTCAGTGGCCGCGAACTGATGCTGCTCTATCCCGATTTCCTCGCCTTCGACACCGCGTCGGCCGCCAATATCGCCAGCTTCGCGGCCGCCCGTGCCATGGGCCTCCGCGCGCGGATCGATGAGGAAGTGGGGCCGCACAAGACCCTGTCCAATTATGAGGTCCAGGGCGTCGTCGGTCTGACCAAGGATATCTATTGGGATATCGAGGATGCGAGCAGCGAAGCGGGCCAGCTGAACGCGAAGGAAATTACGGCCCTGATCCGCACCGACAGTGGTTATCGTTTCTGGGGCAACCGCACCACGGCGGAGGCGGGAAGCCTGTTCGCTTTCGAAAGCACCGTGCGCGTCGCCCAGCTGATCGCGGACACGGTCGTTAATGGCATGCTCTGGGCGATCGACAAGCCCATCACGCCGGCGCTGGTCCGCGACATTGTTGAGACGATCAACGGCTTCTTCCTCCAGCTGAAGGCCGCCGGCGTCGTCCTGGGCGCCAACGCCTGGTATGACGAAGCGAACAACAGCACCGCCAGCCTGAAGGCCGGCAAGCTGCGGATCGACTATGACTACACGGTCCCGCCTCCGCTCGAAGACCTCGGCTTTAACCAGCGCATCACCGACAGCTATTTCGCGGACTTCGCGAGCCTGCTGATCGGCAACAGCTGACCGGCCCGCCTCTCCCCCACATTCGCATAGGAGCAAGCCATGGGACTCCCCAGCATCCTCAAGAACATGATGCTTTTCAACGAAGGCCAGAACTACATGGGCGAGGTCAAAACCGTGACCCTGCCCCCGCTGACCCGCAAGATCGAGGAATGGCGCGGCGGCGGCATGCCTGGCGCTGTCGGCATCGACATGGGCATGGACGGGCTGCTGGAAATGGGTTCCAGCTTCCCCGGCCCGATGCGCGATATCCTGCGCCAGTTCGGCGTCCTTCAGGTCAACGGCGTCTATCTGCGCTGGGTGGGCTTCCACCAGAAGGACGACACCGGCGCAACCGATAGCGTCGAGGTCGTTGCGCGCGGTCGCCATACCGAAATTGATATGGGCGACCAGGAAGTGGGCGAGGTCGGGGAATTCAGCGTCACGACCACGCTCGCCTATTTCAAGCTGGTTTGGAATGGCCGCACTGAAATCGAATATGATCCGCTGAACGCCGTCTTCATCGTCAACGGCACCGACCTGCTGGCCGAACAGCGCAGCGCCCTCGGCATGTTCTGACCCCTCCTGCCCGGCGCGCCGCGTCGGGCAACCCTTCCCCTCATTGCCACCGGAAAATCATCATGAGCGAAGCCACCGCAAACCCGTTCCGCACCGTCACGCTCGATACGCCGATCGAGCGCGGCGAACAGACCATCGGCATCCTTCAGCTGCGCAAGCCCAAGTCGGGCGAACTACGCGGCCTGTCCCTGGTCGATCTGGGCCAGCTGAAGGTCGATGCGCTGACCGAATTGCTGCCCCGCATCTCCAATCCTCCCATTTCCAAGGTCGAAGCGGCCAATCTCGATCCGGCGGACCTGCTGGCATGCGGCGCGGAAATCGGCAGTTTTTTGTTGCAGAAGTCGCAGCGCACGGATGTCCTCGCTCAGTAGATGACGCGATGGCGGATGTGGCGGTCATCTTTCATTGGCCGCCACAATCCATGGACGACATGCACCTGTCGGAACTCATGTCCTGGCGCGACCAGGCCGCCAAACGCTCCAAGCCCCCCGAAACGCCGAAAACGAAGAAGCGCTGATGGCTGACAAGAACCTTCGATTGCAGGTCATCCTTGAAGGGCTGGACCGCGTCACGGCACCGCTGAAACAGATCACCGGCGCGTCCGCTGCGGCGCGCCGCGACCTGGCCGAAACGCAGAAGCAGCTGAAGTCCCTCGACGCCCTGCAAAAGCAGGTCAGCAGCTACAAGGTGAAGGAAAGCCGGTTCGCGGAAGACACGCGCAACTATGAGGCGGCGCAACAGCGCGTAGCCGCCCTGCGCGACCAGATCGCCGCGACCGAAGGCCCCACGAAGAAGCTGCGCGCGGAATTCGAGAAGGCCGAACGCCACACCGCCCAGCTGGCCGCCCGCCTCGACGCTGGCGGCACTGAACTTCAGCAACTGTCCGCCAAGCTGTCGGCCGCTGGCATCGACGTCGCGGACCTGGCTTCGCACGAAGGGCGCCTTGCCGGCCGTGTTCATGACACCAACCAGGCCTTGCGCCAGCAGACCGCTCAGCTGGAAAAGGTCGAGCAGGCGAAGCGCAATTCCGAAAAGCTGAACGACATCAGCGGGAAGGCGACGGGCGTCGGCCTCGGCATGATCGCCGCCAGCACCGCCGCCGCCGTGCCGGTCGTCGCAGCCACCAAACAGGCGATGTCCCTCGAAAGCGCGATGGCGGACGTCTCCAAGGTCACGAACATGGCCGCGCCCGCGATCGAGCGCATGTCCACCGACTTCCTCGACATGAGCGAGCATATTCCCATGGCGGCGAATGAACTCGCCACCATCGCCGCCGCTGCGGGCGCCGCCGGCGTCGGCATGGACAAATTCGGCAAGCCCATGCGCGACCAGCGCGAGCAGCTGTTGCAGTTCACCAACGACGCAGCCGAAATGGGCGTGGCCTTCGACATGACCGCCGATATCGCCGGCGAGACGATGGCGAAGTGGCGCACCGCGTTCGAACTGCCACAGGCCGGCGTCGTCGCCCTGGGCGACCGCATCAACGCCCTGACCAATACTTTCGGCGGCAAGGCAGCGAACGTCACCGACATCATCACGCGCATCGGCCCTTTGGGCAAGGTCGCCGGCCTGGCCGCGCCCCAGATCGCCGCCCTCGGCTCGACGCTGGACAGCATCGGCGTCCCCAGCGAGGTAGCGGCCACCGGCATCAAGAACACGATGCTGGCGCTGACCAAGGGCGACGCGGCCACCAAATCGCAGATCGCCGCCTATAAGCAGCTGGGGCTTGAGGCCACCGACGTCGGCAAGCGGATGCAGAAGGACGCCGCCGGCACGATCATCGACGTCATGGAGCGGATCGGCAAGCTGGACGCGGACAAGCAATCGGGTATCCTGACCCAGCTGTTCGGTTCGGAAAGCGTCGCGGCCATCGCGCCCATGCTGACCAACCTCGACGGGCTGAAGCGCCGTCTTGAACTGGTGGGCGATGCCGACAAGGTCGCGGGATCGATGCACGGCGAATTCCTCAACCGCATCGCCACCACCGAAGGCGCGACGGGCCTCGCCACCAATGCCCTATCCGGCCTCAACATCACCATGGGCAAGGCATTGCTGCCAACGGTCGTCCAGCTGGCCGACTATGTGAAGTCGGCGGCCAGTTCGATGCGGGGATGGGCGCAGGAACATCCAGTCCTGGCGAAAGGCATCATGATCTTCATGGGCGCCGGTGCTGCGCTTCTGATCCTGCTCGGTGGCCTAGCGCTGGGCTTCGCGGCTTTGACCGCCGCTGCCGCGCCGCTGGGCATCGCCCTGGGGCCGCTGCTGCTGATCGTCGCCGCCGTGGCCGCCGTCGCGGCTGCGGCCTATCTGATCTATGATAATTGGGGCGCGATAACTGCCTGGTTCTCTGCCTTGTGGGAAAACATCAAGGCCATGGTCGGCGGCGCGATCAATTTCCTGATCGCCGCCTTCCTGAAATTCACGCCGCTGGGCCTGCTGATCAGCGCCTTCGCGCCGGCGCTCGCCTTCCTGCGGTCGCTGAACTTCACGGAAATCGGGCGCAATCTGATCCAGGGCCTGATCAACGGCGTCCTCGGCATGCTTGGCGCGCTCAAATCGACCATCATTGGTGCCGCCAGTTCGGTCGCCAATTGGTTCAAGGCGAAGCTGGGCATCCACTCTCCCTCGCGCGTCTTTGAAGGGCTGGGCGGCTTCGTCATGGCCGGCTTGGATCAGGGGCTTGCCGCGAACGCCGGTGGCCCGCTGGCGCGAATTTCCGGGCTGTCCGATGCAATGACCGGCAACATGACCGCCAGCGGCGATGGGCTGCTGGCGCGCATGACTGACATTGCGGGACGGATGACCAGCGCGCTTGCCGCTGGCGCCGTCGCACCTGTCATGGCTGCGGCTTCCCCTGCCACTGCCAAATCCGCCGCCAGCGCGCCGCCCTCTGCCGTCGCGCCCGCGCCGGCGACCTACAACATCAACATCACCGCCGGCCCCGGCGCATCGGCCACCGATATTGCGGAGGAGGTTCGCAAGGCCCTCGAAGCGATCGAGCGCGAGCGGCGCGGACGCGGCTTCGGGGACGATTGAGGACGGATTTATGCACCTGATGGCCCTTGGCATGTTCCTTTTTCAGATCCCGACGCTGGCCTATGATGAACTTCAGCGGAAGACGGATTGGCGCTTTGCGATGGCGAGCCGCGTCGGCACCCGCGACGCGGCGCAGTTCCTTGGCGTGGGAGACGAAACGGTCAGCCTGTCCGGTTCCACCTATGCCGAAATCAGCGATGGCCGCGTTTCGCTCGACACCCTGCGCGAGATGGGCAACGCCGGCGAAGCCCTGCCCTTGGTCGGGGGCGATGGCACCGTCTTCGGCAACTTCATCATCCGGTCGCTGGACGAACGCCATGCCGTCCTGATGGCCGATGGCCGCGCCCTGCGGATCGATTTCGGCATTGACCTGTGGCGCGTGGACGACCCAGCCACGGCGGAGGCTTCGGCGTGACTGATCGGATCATCAATATCCCCGACTGGCGCGTGACGCTCGACGGCAAGGATTTGACCGACAAGATGCGTCCGCGCCTAGTGTCGCTCAGCCTGTCGGAAAAGCGCGGCGATGAGGCCGACCAGCTGGATATCGTGCTGGACGACAGCGACGGCATGCTGGCGATCCCGAAGGAAGGCGCCGCCCTGCAAATCCAGCTGGGCTGGAAACAGGGCCGCGACGTCACCGTGGGCCTGGTCGACAAGGGCAGTTTCAAGGTGGACGATGTCAGCCATACCGGCCCGCCCGACCAGGTCAGGATACGCGCCCGCGCCGCCGACTTCACCAGCGCGATCCGCAACCGCCGCGAACAGAGCTGGAAAAACACGACGCTGGGCGCCGTGCTGAAGGACATTGCTGGCCGGAACGGGCTGACCCTGAAGGTCGCGGCCGATCTGTCCTCGATCGCGCTGCCGTCCATCACCCAGAACCGAGAAAGTGATATCGCCTTCCTGAAGCGCCTGGGGCGCGAAAATGACGCGGTCGCCACCATCAAGGACAAGCATATGATCTTCGCCCGCAAGGGCGCCGGCACGACCACCAGCGGCAAGGCCTTGCCGACCCTGACCATCACCCGCCGCGACGGCGACGGCCATACATGGTCGCGGCAGAAGCGGGATGGTCAGGAAGGCGTGACGGCCAGCTGGCACGACAAGAAGGGCGCGAAGCGGCAGACCTTCACCGTGGGCAAGGAAGACGGCGCAAAGAAGCTGCGGAAGGTCTATTCCGACGAAGCGTCCGCGAAGCGCGCCGCCATTGCGGAGCGGGACCGGATCAAGCGCGCGCCGGCGACCTTCGACATGAAACTGGCGCTGGGCAGGCCCGACGCCTTCCCCGAAACGCGGGTGAAAGCATCGGGTTTCAAGGATGAAATCGACGCGACGACCTGGTTGATCGCGGAAGTCACGCACCGGCTCGACAATAGCGGCGGCTATGCCACCGATCTGCGCATGGAGACGGCGCCCTGAGTTACTAGCCGTAAATTCGGTGCCGCGCTTCAGCGATTATTACATTCCGATTTTCGATCAGAACAAAGCGTCCTTTGGACGTTCGAGCCGCCGCTGCAACATCGCCGGTTTGGTCGACAAGCATCCGCAGATCGGCCAATCCCTTCATATATTCTTCGACGTTGCCTTTACCGATGACCGGGCGGAGCGCCAAGGTAGCCGCAGTATGAGCCGCTATTGCCTGTCGAGCGTCCTTCTTAGCTTGATCCAGAGAGTCCCGATCGATTGCGGTATCGGCAAGATCGGTGATCGACGCATCTACCTTAGCCCCGGTCGCGGAAAAATCCTGAACGCTTGCAACATAAAGCTGCTGGATCGAACTCTCCGTATTCAGTTTCAACGAGAAATAGTATGTGAAAAGCGCAGCGAGAACGGCGCTCAGTAGCGCCGCCACGAACATGCCCACGAATTGCTTAACATAAGGCATAACGCGCGCCGTTGTAGGCTGCGAAGGGGAGGGCGCAGCGGTGGCCATAGCAGTTATATGCCCGCTTTGGGGGCCTGCTTCAAGGCCCCCTCGTGCTCATCTTCGCATCTCGCATGGCGCGCTGCCCCAAATCATTGGCTTCTTTGAGGCGCTTTTCGCCCAAGGCCGTTGTGAGTCCATTTACGTCGGCGGTAACCGCAGCTTGCGCGTTCATTGCCTCGCCAGCGACGGATTTGAGATGGACCGTCACCCCATCATCAACAACCTGATCAGGACTACAACCAGATAGGCTGAACAGAACCATCAGCGAAAGCGCCAGTGGCTTCTTTGTTCTTACAAAGATTTCGCCTGGCGACTGGATTTTGATCTTGAGGTCAGCCCCCGCGCCATCGGGCAGTTCGTCCAGGGCCAGGGATCTAAAACTCTCTTCGAGACGGTTGTCGAGGTTTTGCTCCAATGAATGATGAAGCACTTGAAAGCCGTTCAGCCAAGCTGCAACAACTGCGGCATCTTCGGCTGTAAAATGCTCCTTTTCAGTCCGAAACTCAGCGACGTAATCGCCTTTATAGACGAAGTTTTTATAGACCAGCCGGTAGATTTCCGCTTTGCGGCTTTCACCCAGCGGGAAAACCGCCGCGCGAGTATGCAATCCCTTGATCAGGTCTTCGCTCAACGACAGCTTCGGAATGGCGAGCTTCCAAGCAACGGCCCGGCCGAAGTAGACGCCTTGATATTCTCCGTCCTCGGCTTCGACGCGCCGGAGTTCCCCTGGTTCGCTCAGCAATTCCCCGATCAAGACTTCCTTGTCATAACCGTCCGCCGGGATGACGACGAGATCGCCCTTCTTCGCTTCGAACCACAACCGCTTGATGAAAGTCAGCCTGCCGCGATCTGCTTTGCTGATCCCCTTCGAACCCTGCGGCTGGTTTCCCCGTTCACGGCTCGTTACCTCGCGTTCCCAACGATCGTCGGAAATCGCCTCAAGCAATTGCTGATCTGTCCAATCATTGGGGTCGCCGCCCAGCTTTTCTAAGCCGCGAACATCAGGGAAAGCCGTATAGGCGTCTCTCACCGCTCGATAGAACCGATATGTTTTACCCGGCGAGCACTTCCAAACCATATGCTCGTCAGGGATAACATAAGCATCCAACTCAACTACAATCGGTGCCTTTGGCTGGTCAAACAGATCAACAAAGTCCGTCATAGTTCCTGAATTCCTGCCCCTTTTTCCCTTACCGACGCTTTAAGGCCGACATTTCGGATGTCAAATCACCTCTTTCATTTGCAAGGCGCTGATTAAAATAGGGCTAAGACGCTCGCGCGCACTGTAGAACGACCTTCAGAATTCATTGATCAAACAATCTTTCGGGGGTGCCCGCCATTATGCCCACAGTAAGCAGGTCACATGCTCATCTCAGCAGATGCCGAACGAAGAAATGAAGTGACCCATCGCCTCGACAGCAGCAGCTACGGCACCGATCTGCGCATGGAGACGGCGCCCTGGTCAGATCAGGAGGCCGCCGAACAGCAGCACCGCGAAAGCCCATAGCGGAACCCATATCCAAAGGCTGTCGCTCCGGTAATTCCAGATGCGGGACAACCAGCGCATCAGCCTATTCACTCGCCTAGCGACGTCACCCGCGCATCGCAGGTTTCGCCATTGACGACGCCCATCGCCACTTGTCTGTTCATGCCGCCAAAGCCATTGCGGGCGCCATATTCCATGATCAGAAGATGCTCACCCTTCTTGTCGATCTTGCCGATCCGGGTTTCATAATGCTTGAAGCTGTCAGGGTCGCGCAGCCGGTTTTGGACGGCATCGACCATGCTTCGGTTCGAACCATCCCACGCGCTAAGGCAATGTAGGCCCGACGCGCGTTCGGCCGCCTTCTTTTGAGCCGCTTCTGATGCGATGATCGCCTGTCGCTTTTCCTCGGCCTTGGCTTCTTTTTGCGTCCGCTCAGCATTGGCTTTGGCTTCGATCTTGGCAGCGGCTTCGCGCTTCTCGCGTTCGACCTTCTGTTCCGGCGTTTCCGGCATTGATGCACCGAAGACCCCAAAGGCGAAGATCGACACGACGGTTCCCGTCCAGAAAGCCCGCTTGCCGGTCAGGCCCAATTCGGACCGCTTCTGCCTTGCCCATTCGATCGGGATGACCGCAGCGAGCGCCACCAGGATCAGGATCAGCGCGACAATGGCGCCCTGGCTGGCCGCCCCAATAGCCATCGGCACCAGCATAACGCACCATGCCCAGGCCAGCACCTTCAAGAACACCGACATTCCATTCCCCCCGTGAATTCGCGAGCGTTGTTTTGCGCACAAGCCACTTGTCCACAAGGAAAATTTCGCGTGGGGCGTTTACCTCTTTCCTACTTGTTCCTCATTAGCCAGAACGAGAACGAATCAGGAACACGTGGGGACGCGAGAGTTTGAGCGGGCGGACGATCAGATTAACGCCAGGATGCGAGTTTGCCTGTCAAACCTGCACGGTCAGGTGCGCGACGATGGTGCAGATGCGCGATGATCTGTGGCGGGAAATTGAGACGCTTCAGCACTTGCAGTCGATGAACCCGACACTGGATCGAGCGCGAGAGGTCCAATCGCTGCGAGGCCAGATGGAAGCCGTCGAGCAAGAATTTCAGCGGCTTCGTCCTTTGACGCACCCTCTGGCACCAGCACGAGTAGGCTGCGGAACATATCGCGCAACGCGGCTTCACTAGGTAGCGCGACCTTCATCGAGAAATACTGGACCGCAGGGGCGCGGGGCGCGCCCTGATCGCCATTCGTAAGACCGCGAAGCCAGTCGAGTTCGACGCCCAGCGCAGCGGCAATATCCGGCAAAAAGCGGGACCGTTGCGTTTTCCCGACCAATATCTGGCTGATCGCGCCTTGGGTGCATCCCGCCGCGTCGGCAAGTTCCTTCTGGTCCATGTTTCGCGCGCCCATCGCATCGCGCAGGCGGTCAGCAAGAATGGTCATTTCAATGCCATAGCCCAAAAATATTAGCTGGCTCATACAGTTTGCTATTGCAAGGATAATAGATAGCTATTATTCCGGCCTCATGCCCCACGATAATCAAACCCAGCCATGGTATCAGGAAGCCCGCGCTGCTTTTCTCAGCGCGGTTCGGATTGCCAAGGGGCAGGTGCCCTTCGCAAAGATTTGTCACTGTACGCAGGGCAATGTCTCGCAACTCATTCGGCGCGGGTCGCTGTTGCCGGGTCGCTTCGTCCTCAATGTCGAAGCCGCCACCGGCGTTTCACGCCACTTACTCCGTCCCGACATCTACCCTCTTCAATCGCCCAAGTGGATCGGGTTCGATCCCGGTCAAATCACTGGCGAGATCATACCGCCCGCAAACGATCATGTCGTTTGCGATCCGAAGCCCGGAACGCAAGAAAAGGACATCGACTGATGCCCGTCATCACCATGCCCGCGCGCAAGTGCGGCAAGTCTTTCTCGCATGCCGAACATCTTGAAATCGGCCTGCTCAATGCGCTGTTCGACGCCGGCCATCCCATGAGCGTCAGCGATCTGGAAATGAAGCTGCGCTGCACCCGCCGCGACCTGTTCCGCGCGATCACCGCGCAATATCGCCTTGGCAACGTCCGCAAGGGCCAGCCCGTCGAACTCACCAATTCCGGCCATATTGCCGTTGCAGCTGGGCGCTATGCGGGCGCCGTGGCGGTGGCAGCATGAGCCGCCCCGAATATCGTCTGCGCGGGCAATATGTCGCGCGTCACACCTTCACCGTGCCGGAAGAATTGACCACCCATTGGGACGAACCGGCACCCGCTCCGCAACTGCCGCGCTGGTATAGCCTCGCCGCCTTCCTCATCATGAGCAGCGCGACGATATTCGCCATGTGCGCCATGGGAAGGCCGGGAGCATGACCAAGGTCCGCGCCCCTCTGTCCTTCTCCCTCGCCATCACGACGGCTGTCGCCCTCATTGGCTGGGATAAGGCCGCGACGCTCACGCGGCGCGCCAAGCGCACCGTCCGACATTGGAGCGAAAGCGATCGCAAGGGGACGCCGACGCTCGACCAGGCCATCGCCCTCGACCGCGCCTATATGGAGGCCGGCGGCGATTTCCCGCCGATCCTGCAAAGCTATGCCCGCCAGTTGGACGTCACGCTGGGCCAGTCGCTGGCCTGTCGCGCGGCGCTCGCCCAGGCGATCACAGATCTATCGAAGGAAACGGCCGACGCCATCGGCAGCAGCATCCCGGTGATGCAGCCTGGCGTGTCGGACACGGCCATCCATCGCGCCATTGCCGAAACAGAGGACGTCGCCAGCGCCGCGACCCGCCTTCTTGGTCGGCTGAAGTCATTCGTGAACGGCAATGGGGCCGCTCAACGAACAGCGGGGGAAGTATGATGACCAATGGCCGGGGGCCGAAACTCAACAATGGCGGGGGGGCGCCCCGCATGCCGTCGGTGCAATGCCCCGGCTGCGGCGAACGGGCTTTTGCCCGGTCGACGACTGGCAAAGCCACGCTGCTCTACCGCGAGGTCTATTATCATTGCCGGAATGTCGAGCGCTGCGGATGCCAGTTCGTCGTCGGCATGGCGACGCTGCGGGCGACCGTGCCTAGCCGGATGCCGCAACCGCTGGCCGTGCTGCCCATGACCACATGGCGCCACGCGGACAACGACCGGGCCGCCAATGATGATGGCGGGCCGCCCAGCGAGCCTGCCGCCGACGCCATAACCATCTGATCTAGCGGGTCGCACCGCCCTGATCGCTACCCAAGCCACCCGGCGGACCCCGCCGCCGGGAACGCCCTTCCTTTGCCTTCGAAAGTCCCATTCTCGCCATGTCCATGCGTGACGATATCCGCCGCGAATTGCTGCCCAGGCTCAAAGCCGATTTCCAGTGGAAGACCGACAGGGGCGAATGGCTGCGCCGTGGCAAATGCCCGGACTGCGGCGCCCATGAGGTTTACACCCATGCCGACAGCCCTTGGGTACTGAAGTGCAACCGGCAGGAAAAATGCGGGTGGGAAGAGACGGTTCGTGACCGCTATCCCGAAATCTTCGACACCTGGTCGAACCGCTATCAGAAGACCCGCGAGAACCCCCACGCGGCGGCCGACGCCTATCTGACCGACGCCCGCAAGCTGAACCTGATGGGGATGCGCGAGGCCTATACCCAAGAATGGTTTCAGGATCAGAAGCGCGGCATCGGCTCTGCGACCGTGCGCTTCCCGCTGCCTGGTGGCAGCTGGTGGGAAAGGCTGATCGACCAGCCTGGTCGTTTCGAGAAGAAGGCCAATTTCGCCTACGGCAAGTCCTACAAGGGGCAGGCATGGCAGCGGCCTGACGTCTCGATCGAGAACATGGCCGATGCGGAAAGCATCTGGATTGCCGAAGGCATATTCAACGCCTGGGCGCTGGAGCAGGCCGGCCAGCGCGCCGTCTCCGCCATGTCGTGCAATAACTATCCCGAAGAGTTCCTGAAACAGCTTCGGGCGCATATCGCGACGTCGGACAGGCCGCTGCGCTCGCCCATGCTGGTCTTCGCCTATGATGCTGGCGGCGCCGGCACCAGTGCGAGCCGCCAGCATGTGAAGCTGGCCAAAGAGCAGGGATGGCAGGCGAGCGCCGCCCAGCCCTGCGGCGAAGACGAAACCGGCAAAGTGCTGGATTGGAACGACCTGCTGGGGCTTGACCGGCTAACCGCCGATCATCGCACCGAATATCTATGGTTCGGCAGGGTGCTGCTGGCGAAAGACGCCCAGGAAAAGGCTTTCCTGATCTGGGAGAAGCACCGCTGGACCAGCTTCCATTTCACCTTCGGCAACCGGACCTATTGGTGCGCGATCGACGTCGCCGTGGTGCAGGAGAAGATTGACGAATACCGCAAGAGCCGCACCCGCGAATTGAAGGACATCGACGCCAGCGTAGAGGCGGAAATCCGCATGCAGGCCTCGCGCGAGGCGCTGATGGTCGAGGAAATCGCCAATTGCGCGTTCCGCGTCCTGTATCGCCAGCGCGACGACGCCACCGACGAAACCCGCTTCTTCCTCAACATATCCTTCCCCAGCGGCAAGCGGCCATCGGTGAAGGGCGATTTCACCGCCGCCCAGCTGCGCAAGGCCTCCAACTTCGAAGATCGCCTGTTCGCCTTTGGAGGCGTCTGGACCGGCAGCGCGCACCAGCTGACCCGCATCCTGCAACAGCAGACGCCCGACCTGCCCGACGTGCGCCCGCTGGGCTTCACCGGCTATTGCCGCGACGCGAAGGCCTATGTCTTCGGCCAGTTCGCCGTCTCCGGTGGGCGCGTCTATCGCCCCAACGACAATGAATTTTTCCAGATCGGCAAGCAGGCACTGAAGCTGGGCACGTCCGAACGGTTGCTGGAAATCGACTATGATCCTGACCAGCTGGACACCAGCTGGCTTGATGATCTGTGGACCGCCTATGGCGCCAAGGGCATCACCTGTCTGACCTTCTACTTCGCCTCGCTCTTTGCAGAGCAAGTCCGCGGCGAAATGAAATCCTTTCCCTTCCTCGAAATGCACGGCCTGCCTGGCACCGGCAAGACGACCCTGATCGAATTCCTTTGGAAGCTGATGGGCCGCGAGAATTACGAAGGCTTTGACCCCGCCAAGGCGACGCCGGCGGCCATGGCGCGCAACCTGGGCAAAGTCGGCAACCTGCCCGTCGTGCTGATCGAGGGCGACCGCCGCGAGGAAGCCAGCCACGCCCGCAAGTTCGAATGGGAGGAACTGAAGACCGCCTATAACGGCCGCACAGTCCGCGCACGTGGCGTGAAGAACGGCGGCATGGAGACATTCGAACCGCCTTTCCGGGGCGCCGTCGTGATCGAGCAGAACGAACCCGTCAACGCGAGCCGCGCGGTGCTGGAACGCATCATGTCGCTGGGCTTCGATATGTCGAACTTCACTAACGAGACCAAGGCAGCGGCCGAACGGCTTGAGCAATGGCCGGTGGAGAAGATTTCCGGCTTCATTGTCCACGCCGCGCGCCGTGAACAGGACATCATGGCCCGGTTCCGCCAGGCCTTCGCCCAATATGAAAGCGAACTGCTGGCGCTGCCGGCGATCCGCACCAACCGCCTCGCCAAGACGCACGGCCAGCTGCTCGCCTTCCTCGACGCGATCCGCGCCCTGGTCCCCATCAACGACAACCAGCAGGCGGAGACAGCCCGCTTCATCGTCCAGATGGCGACCGACCGCCAGCTGGCGGTCAACAGCGAAGACCCGATCGTAAGCCTCTTCTGGGAACGGTTCGACTATCTCGAAGAGAACGAAACCAAGGGTGCCGCCACCGGCAAGATCAACCACCATCGCCGGTGGGAAGAAGGTCTGATCGCAGTCCGTTTGAACGAAATGGAGGCCCGCTGTGCCGAAAAGCGCCTTCAGCTGCCCACCCATTCCGAACTGATCCGCGCCCTCAAAACCTCGAAATCCCGCCGCTTTATCGAACAGGCGACGGTCAATTCCATCAACGACAACATCGGCGCCGTCCGCTGCTGGGTCTTCCATGACCCGTCGCGTGCGGTCGCCAAGCACTCCTGACAGCGAAAGGACGATCCATGCGTAATGCTCCCTCTCTGCTCGCCATGCTGGGCGAAACCGAACCGGCGGCCCGCCCCGTCGTCATGCCCTGGGAATATGTCAAAATGCGCCGCGCCGCCGCCGGCATGACGATCGAACAGGCGGCCCGTCCCTATTGGCACCGCCCCGAACACCAAGCCGACGTCGAACGGAATGTCCGCGAACTCGAAACCGTGGGCTTTCGGATGCAGCGGCATTTCTTCGGTGCCGATATGTCGCGGGCCTATAGCTTCAACCTCGACGTCTATCGCCAGCTTTGCGACACCCCGCCCGAACAGCACCCCCGCCTGTGCCTGGCCTGCGGGTGGGACCAGTGGACGACGCAATACGACACCAACGGCAATGATGCCACCTGGTCGGAAACCGATCCCGATCGTTGCACCCGCTGCGAGCAGCTGGAACGCAAAAAGGTCATCACCTGATGCGGCGCCCCGACGTCATCCATGCCGCGACGTGCCGGTGCGACGACTGTCGCCCGCTGGCCGAACGCTTCGCTGAAGCCACCCTACGCACCCGCGCCCTGTTCGCCGCCGGCGCGATCGTCGCCGGCATCATCCTCGCCATCGTCGGCCCGCTGATCGCGGCCACCATCACAAACTGAAAGGAATTCCCATGTCCGAAGGAAACGTCGCCGCCGAACAACTTCGCCTGCTGATCGAACGTATCGAGCGGCTTGAGGAAGAGAAAAAGGGCATCGGTGACGACATTAAGGACGTCTATTTGGAGGCGAAAGCCACCGGCTACGATATCAAGGCGATGCGCGACATCATTCGCATCCGCAAGATCGAACGCAATGCCCGGATGGAGCATGAGTCGATCGTCGACACCTACAAATCCGCACTGGGGATCGAATGATGGTCAGAGGCCTGATCCGCGCCCTCTTCATCATCGCCGCACTGCTGGCGATCCCCTTCATCATCGCCCGCGCCCTCGCCAGCGCCCAGGGAGAAAGCCGTTGACCGACCAAGCACCGGAACGCTTCCTACGGATCAGTGATGTCGTCGCCCGCACGGCCCTATCCCGATCGCATATCTATGCGCTTGTCGGCCGCGAGCAGTTTCCCGCCCCGCGCAAGCTGGGCGCGAAATGTTCCCGATGGATAGAAAGCGAGGTGGATGCCTGGATCAGCCAGGCACCCTGACCCTATCGACCGGGCCGACCAGGCCCGGTCGCTGCCCATCGGATCGGCTGACCTATGTGCATCTGCGGCGGCCACATATCAGCCAGCAGGATATCAGCCCATTCGCAGGCCAGTTCCCGCCGCCTCGCCAAATAGGCGGCCCGGTTATAAGCGCCCTCCGACTCGGAGGTGCCCTTGGGAATGTGCGCCAGCATCAGATCGATGATCGCGCGATCCGGCGATGCGCCCGTATGACCGCTTTCCCTCCATTGCCGTTCCACAAGCTCATTCATGATGGTCGAGAAGGCTGAACGGAAGCCGTGTGGGACATGCCGCTGATGATAGCCGGCACGGATCAGCAGCGCGCGCAGGGTGTTTTCGCTCATAGGCTTGTGCGGATGCCTGTCGGTCGGAAAGACCAGGTCCAGATCGCCGGTCAACGGCCTCATTGCCTCTATGACCGCGACCGCCTGCGGTGCCAGCGGCACGAGATGGTCGCCGTCGATTTCCGCCTTACGATCCTTGTCGCCCTTCATGCGGCGCGCGGGGATGCGCCATAGCGGCTCTGAGCCGTCCAGCCCCTCAAATTCAGCCCAGCGCGCGCCATGCAGTTCGTTCGGCCGCACCGCCGTCAAGGCGATCAGCCGCAAGGCCAGCTTCGTCGGCGCGCGACACCGCTCCGCGTCGCAATTGATGATCAGCTGGCGCAGATCGACCAGCGTCGTAATTGCCGGCTGCGGCTTCGCCTTCGGCTTCTTCGGCAAGGCGATCGACAGGCTTGCCGCCGGATCAGCAATCCCGCGTCCCGTCGCGAGCGCATAAACGAATATGGCGCTGATCCGCTGGCGGGTCCGGTGCGCAGTCTCTACCGCGCCGCGCGCGGCGATCCCCTGCAATAGCTTCAGCACCATGGGCGCGTTGATGTCCTCGATCGGCAGATGGCCTATTTTTTTAAAGACCTCCGTTTCCAGATTATCGAGGACATCCTTGGAGTGGACCTTGGACCAACGCCCTTTCTGCAAATCGTGCCATTCCTGCCCGATCGCCTTGAATGTCGGCTTGGTGTCGGCCGCTGGCGCCGCGCGTTCGAATAGATCGACGGGCTTCGGCTCATTCCCCTTGGCAAGCAGCGTCTTGGCGACGTCCCGCGCCTCGCGCGCGTCCTTCAGCGATATCGCCGGATAGCTGCCGATCGTCAGCGTCTTCTGGATCGGCTTGCCCTGGTCGTTACGCCCGAACTGGTAATTCATGCGCCAGGTGCGACCGCCGGCGGTGGAGACGTGCAGATATAGCTGCTCGCCATCGGTCAGCTTGTAAGATTTCTCGGCCGCGCGCGCGTTGCGCACCTTCGCGTCCGTCAGTGCCCCCAT